AGGCGTAATCAGTTCAAGCTCTCTCACACGAGCCTCTAGTTCTGAGATGCGCTTGTCTTTTTCCGCCGACGCCTCACGGAACTGCTGCTCCAAAGCTTGACGAGCTTCCCCGTATTTGCCTTGTTGCTCCAGATCTGCTTGAACCGCCTTTTGCTTGAAGTCCAATAACTCTTGAACATCAACGCCCTCGGGAATGGCTTTGGCTTGAGCTTTTGCTTTTTTGTACTCATCAATCAATTCAGCGTTTTTACGCCTCATTGCATCGAGTTCTGCTTCTAGTTTGCTGGTATCAACAGATTGCTCCACAGGAGCAGTTTGTTCTTCGGACATGAATTAGCCACAGGCTAAATTGCCTCACCACTTTACTTTGTCTGCCCAATATGCGGCAGATGTTTTTCCCTTCTCGATGTTCTTTGCGTGACGGGCCTTGAAGGATGCACGCTTTGCCTTGTCGGATGCTGATTCGTTTTTGCGTGGTGGCTTGGTTTTAGCGCCTTGCATCCCAAAACGTATGAGCTTCGGGCTGCCTTTAACGTTGACAACAACAGGGTGCGACTTGCCGCTTGAATGGCTTGGCGTGCGGATTGGCTTGTCATAGCCCTCGAACGTGTGGCCACCGCGCTTGATTGTCACTTCCCTTTAGGCGCTGCTTTTAATTGTGAGCGACGCTTAAGAACAGGGTTGCCGGTGCTCTCTGATTTGACCCGAACAACCGGATCCTTGTCAGTCCCAACCCTGGTGATGGTGCCGCCAGATGGTCCCTTGACTGAGGCACGCTTCCCGCCGCTGCCGGTAACGACGCCAAAGGTTCGCTTGCCTTGATAGACCCAGCTAACGCGAGAACCCTTCTTCACTTTTTCTTGCCTCCTTTCTTCTTCTTTTTAGGCGCGGCCATTTGTGGCTTTTTGGGGCCGTAGTTTTTTCCAGGCATCAAACTTCCTCTTTTGCTTGTTTTTTGTCAGCCTTAGCTTTGGCAGGCTTTTTGGGTGGGCAGGACGCTGCTGATGCTTCCTCTTGGACCGTCAGCTTGAATTTACTGTGCAGCTTTGACATCGGGATAGCGACGGCGTAACTGAGCCAAGGTTAGCTCTGACCCGTCTTGAGAGACGAACTTCCGAATCGCCTTAGTTGGGCCAACCTTTTTGACAAGGCTTTCAAAATAAGGAACCTTTGATGCACCCAGCACGTCATCCTTGACTGCTTTGGATTGAAGCTCAAGCCATTGACCATAGGTTTGGGTGTCTGGGACAGTGCCGCCCCTTACGCCTCTTGATGGACCGAGGGTGGTGCCTGGACGCCTTCGAGAATTTAATGGTGGCGGATCAAAACCCAAACTCTTGTAATCAATAATCGGCACCGTTGTCGATCTGCAATTGAAATGCTGCGGCGGGACTGGCCCTTTGCCATACACAAATTCTTTGCCGTCCAGTGATCTACAGATGGGTGACGTTCTGCTGTCCAACGTGGCCACATATCGGTATTTTTTGGTCACATCTTGGTTTGCTTCATAAACCTGCTGGCTTGAAGCGTTAGCAACCTGATTGATGCTTGTTCGCATCAAAGCCATGACCTGATGGTTTGCCACGGCTGTGACTTCGCCACCGGCTTGAGCCATCTGACGCAAACTCATTGCAGGCTGGCCGAACCGTAAGCGACCTTTTAAACGACGCGCCAGCTTGTCCGTTGATTCGCCCGTCAACAATCCATTCCGAACAGTCATGCTGAACAGGTCAGCTTGAGATTCGGCCAAGCCTCGAAATGACTTTTCAAGCACCTTGCCGTTGGGCAACGTAATAACTGAGCCCTGCGCTGCCGTCAAACGAAACGCTTGCGGAGCCCCCGTAACCGCAGCTTGAAGATCGTCACTTAACGTAACAACATTCAAAGCTGTTGGGTCAACAGTCGCCACCGCTTGAGCAAACTGCGGACTGATCTGCACACTTTTAATCTGATCCGCCAGTTCAGCTGGCAATGCCTTAGCCAACTCACTGGTCACAAACTCGCTTTGCAATACCGCTAGCCCTTGCAGCTCTTCAACCGCAAGCAACGTGCTGGCCTCTGCCCAGTTATCAAGTGACCCTTTCAGTTGCGCAAGGATCGCCCGAAGCCGTGCAGCTTTGACAGGCGCTGCAAGCTCATCAATCCCACGGAGCTGATCAACAGCATCCAAAATAAGATCGTTATATGTGCGGGCAATTCTTTTTGCCACGCTGTTGCTAAAGCGGTTGAGATCGATTGCATTCCGATACAGCTCCGCTGGTGTTGTCATGGCTCTTCAATTCCTACAGCTTCAGGAGGTTCGCCGCAAATGATTGAAACGTCTGCGCCACCTCTTAAGGCTTCCCCTACAAGCTGACCAAACTCAGGCATAGCGTCTTCATCGTCTTCTCTTAGCTGCGATTCAACAACCCCAATAGGCATTCCTTTTTCGTGCCAAGTCACGCGGATGACAGCAAATAGATCACCCTTTAATGGTGTCTGCGCGTAGTAGAGGATCTGTTGCCTTGATTCAGGCTCAGGCTCTGGTTGCTTTCGTGCGGGTTTGTTCCAAAACATCAGCTAGGGATTTCAGGTTGATCTTGAGGCTCGGCTGATTCTTCAGGCATCACAGGGTCAGCTGGAGGCGTTGGTTGATCCATCTCGATCAAGCCGCCGACTTGTGTGGCCTCTAGCTCTTCCTCAACGTCAAATTCATCACCAAGAACTTCGCCAGCTTCTAACTGATTTAACAGCGTATTTTGCGTGATGGTTCCTGCCGTGTAGAGCTGCAACAGTGATTGGATTTCTTGAGGGTCAAGGCGAGTAGCAAGGAAATCACGGTTGACGAAACTGCTGCCAGCTTGAGGCTCTTGCAGGTAGGCCGCATGGAACCGCAGGCAGTTGTCGATCATGTCCTGCATTTGCTGGGCGATGACCATCATTGTGGAATCGCCTTGGCTGCGATCAATGCGCTTGGCCTCAGCTGTTTCGGCCGATAGCTTTTGACCCAGGACAGCGGCAAGCCCTAGCTCGTTGATCTGCATTGCGATCTGTTCAAGCCGTTGGAACTGCGCCTCGTAGCTTCTACCGCTTGGCTCGATGTATTCAGCGCGGCCCTCCGCTGGGAATGCAATCGCTTCCCCTGGTCCGGCGCTTACCTCTTCTGCTGATTGCGGGAATCCATAAAAGGCAAGTAAGGGAACAGCACTCAGGTGCAGCTGATTGTCGAGATCAGATTGGACCTGATAAGCCTTCAGGTTTAGCTCTGCAATGTCGGCCATTGGTGGCCGCGACTCCATCACGTTGACGCGGTTGGAATAAGCAACAGCAAACGGAATCTCATCAAGGCTGGTTGTGCCTTCATCAATGACGCGAAAATCTCCTTTGTCGTCTTTCTGATGAATCTCAAATGCGCCTGGGGTTAAGACGCGAACTTGCTCAACTTCTTTTTCGCCATAGCTTCCATCAGGGATAACGGTCCTTTCCATTAGGCGAAGCTGAGTCAACTTCTGCTGCCCATCGCTTAATTCTGTACGCCATCCCAGAATGTCTTTAGGCGTGTACGTCACCCAATAAGGCCGACCGTTTGCCCCTGCTTGAGGAGCATCAACAAGAACGCCAACATGTCCATATCTGATGCACTTCCTGGCTGTGTCATAGGTCCAGACGTTTAAATCGTTGCCTTCAAGATCAACGTCAAAAAGCTGCTCTGTGATCAGGTCGCTCACGTCTGTCAACCTGACGGGCTTACGGGTCAACATGCCCGCCAGCATCCGCTCAAGCCTGACGTAATACGGGGCCAATGTTGAACGCATCAGCCTGTTGTCGTATGACTCGTCAAGCTCTCTTGGTTCTTGCGGCAAGTATTTTCGATGCTTCTTTCTGATGCCGTAGGTGCCTTGTAAAAGAGCTTCAATCAGCTCCCAGTGAGGCTCCATGTTCACCCAAGCCGTGTTCGGGTCGTTGACGCGAGTAACGCTTCCAACCCGCTGCCTGCCACCCGAAAAACCTGAATACACGTTAAAACCCCGCCTAATCCCTTCAGTTTAGTAAAGCCTAATGCCAGTGCCTCGACCAGCACGCGCATAAAGAGGATTAAATTCGCGCCACACTAAATAACCAAGGCCATCATTCATGTGGTCATAACCAGCGTCTTTGTCTGGATCGCCCTTTTCTGTATAACTTTGCAGCTCTAAGCATTCAATCGTTCGCTTGCAGTTGGCCGCGACTTGCAGCCTTACTTCGCCTTTCCCATTCTCCAAGAGAGCTTGAACAGCAGCCACGCGATCACGAACGGGAGGGTTTGATCTTGGCGATTGATTGGTAAAGCCATAGCCCTCCAAGATTTGAATATCGGTTTGGCTGGCGTTCGTGCTGCGGTTACCGCCTGATGCGTCAGGGTAGGCATAGATGCGACGGTCGGGAAAACGTCGTCGTATTTCTTGAGCGAGTGCGTCGGTGTAATGGGCACCGCTGACCTCATCGATCAGCAATAATTGGTTGCCAAGACGAACAGCGATGACGGCTGACATGTTTCCAATATTGAAATCAACGCCTACACGGAGGGGTTCATTTTCAACGTTGGGAATATTTGTGATTACGTGCTTTGCTCGGTCGAAGCGGTCGTAGACCTGACCGGTTGTGAGATTGCAGAACTGGCCTTCTAGATAAGCCTGCAACAGGCTTGGATCGTAGTTGGCTTGCAGCCGCTCGATGAAGTCTTGGGGCAGGTGTGGATTGTCTGCCGAACGCATCCTAATAAGTTTGCGATCAGGGCGTTTCTGCGCGTCCTCTGTGCCAAACGTGTTCCACATCCAGCGAAAGCCTTCAGGCGTTGATGCGGCAGCAAACTGACGAACGTTGCCAGCGCGAAGACGGCCAAGGATCTTAGGAAACGCCTTCTCTGCTATTGATGGCGTCACCGTGTCAATTTCATCAGCAAGAACCCAAGCAAGGTTTAAGCCAATGATGCGTGACCAATTCTCAAACGACCGGCATAGGATTTTGGTGTTGCCGCCAGGCAAATGCAGAACATATTCAGGAAGCGGTGATGCTCTAAACGTGTACGGGATTTCGTAGCTTTCCAAAAAAGCCTCGAAATCATTCATCCAAATATCACGTATTAATGGCCCTGTTGGTTCCATCACGCAACCTACAAACCCTTGATTTAAAGCAGCAAGAACCACAGCTTTTGCAGCTAGAGATCGCGTCTTCCCTGCGCCATAGCCTGCTGATAGGCCAATGATTTCAGTCGTATTGTCTTCTACAAAAGCAAGCTGGCCAGGGTGTAAATCAGATTTGATTTGAGTTACCAGGCTTTGTATATCAATCTCAGAGTTGTCTTCCCCGATCCGATGCAGAACAGAACCGGTTGAGATGTGATCAAGGATCGTCACTGAAGCACTTGCGCAATCTGCGCTGCGGTCTTAATGCAGCCCAGTGCAGCGCCAAGGTTGTTCTGCTTCCTTGCTTCCTTTTGCAGGGTGGCTAATTGGGCCAGGATCTCTGCTGTAAAAGTCAGCCGGTCCGTTTCCCAGTCAGCCCGGATAAGGTCGCGTGCCTTGGCGATATAGGTGTCTGTAGTGCGTTCCGCAGCCTCCCATTCCTTTGCTGCGTACTGCATGATTTCGGATCGCACAGCACCGTTGGACAGGAGGCGGGCGACACGATTGACCCTCATGTCCATTTCGATCTTTGTTGACTTCTTACTCATGAGCTTTTTGCTTTTAACTCCTCCTGTTCAAAGTGTGCCGCAGATGGTTCACAGATGGCGGTGTTGCCGGTGAAGTCTTCCCAGCGTTTGACGATGACATCGCAATAGGCGGGGTCAAGTTCCATAAGGCGTGAATGACGGTGCTGACGTTCACAGGCGATAAGTGTGGAACCTGAACCGCCAAACAGATCGAGAACAATGTGGTTTGTTTTTGTAAAGTCAGCCAATGCCTGTTCCGCAAGTGCCACTGGCTTTTGCGTTGGATGAACATAATCAGAGGCTAAGTCTTTGCCGATGCTCCAAACAGCCATCCCACGCTTGCCTTGGAATTTAGGAGAGCCCTTGACACAGAAGAGAGCCATCTCGTAATCCAAAGCATATTGACCTTCAAGATCGCCCATGCCGCCACCACCCTTTGCCCAAATAATGGTCTGCTTGTAGTAGGTATCAAACTGCTGACGCCAGACGGGATAAACGTGATGCGAAGTCCAGACGAATGCTGCTGAATCGTCAGCAAGGAATTGCCAAATAATGGGAGCGATTTCGAGGATGGTGTCGTCGTTTTTAATTTGCTCGAATCGCTTGCTCATATTTGAGCGGTATTCAACGCCATAGGGCGGGTCGGTGAAGACCATGTCAGCCTTCTTCCCATCCATCAGACGTTCGACGTGCTGCGGGTTGATGGAGTCACCGCAGAGCAGGCGATGGTTGCCGAGGATCCAGAGGTCACCTGGTTTAGTGGTGGGATCTTCTGGTGGTTCTGGTACGTCGTCAGGATCGGTGTTGCCTTCTTCTGGTTCGAGTTCAGTGACGGCTAGAAGTTCAT